GGGACGGAGTGGAAAGGAAAACTTCAAAATGATAAACTTAGATGCAATACACAAAGATAATATTATACACGAGCCTTTTGAATACATGCTTATAGACTTTGTTGATGCAGATTTTGTAAAATCATCATATAAAAAATTTAAAGAGAGTTACAGCATAATTGAGTCGTTTGATGAATTTAATATATTAATGCCACATCCTGTGCAAGAACTTTTAGAAGATTATAAAGATCGAATAGTAAAAAAAGTAAACGAAGTTTGGGATTTAGATGTAGTTAGTTGTTCTATGTCTACATCTATGTTTGATGAAAACTCAGAACTTGATACACATAATGATTACAATTATGATGGAAATTTTTTTATACCTGCAAGAGGTATAATTTATTTAAATGATGAAAAAATATTTGGCACAAGCATTTATGAAACTGAAAGAGGCGAGCCTACAGAAATAGGTGGTTCTCCTGGACAACTGTTTTTATTTAAAGTCAGCAAAAATAGTTGGCATAGTGCAGGAAAAGATATAAAGTCAGATTTTAGAATTACATGTAATTGGCTTCTTAACAGAGAAGGATCACCTCATCAATGATCCTCGTAAAATTCTTTATCCCAATTTTTAGTAGAACGAAAAAATAAATAATAATGCCTAAAATCTTTAAGTTGTTGCTTGGCATGAAATAATTCTAAAGGCACATCATCGGTTACTTCTGTAATAGGAAAATAATATCGTTTTATTATACGTTCTAACTTTTTAACATCTCTATGTAACGCATCTAATAAAATATTATTAAACTCTTTATCTGTTATAAGATCTTTTAGCCAATAGTGATGCGGGTCCTCAGGATTATAACTCCTAGTAATTTCACGTGTCTGGTAATACAAAGCACGAACAGGATTCATATTTGGTCGATAAAGATTCATAATTTCTTTGAACCAAAAACTATCATGTGTAGTTGCAAGGTTCTGCATAATAGAAGTATAATCTTTTGTCAACGCAGATCTAAGACTTTTTATGTTACTCTTTAAGTGCCTATAATATTTTTCATATAACTCATTTGCTATATCTCTGTATTCTGGTGCTAGTTTGTCTAAGTATAATTCTGAAATTTCGCTTATACTATATGTGCCTTCGAGTAGTGCATGTGGTAAAGTTTTAGTTCTTTGATATCTATCTAATTCGCTCTGTATACGCATGACATTAAAATCTAATATCTCGCCATTGCTCATAGTATTATTTATGACATATGTATATCTAGTATAGTGTGTAGTTTTTCAGTGCCGCCATTTTTATGAAGTGTTACTTTTGCACCGTTATGGAGTGGCTGTGGCCAAACACCAATGTTTACCCAGGCATACCCACAACTTTCGCCGTTAAGTTTTGGAGGCAAAAATTCTTCTTCAACTACATACACAAAACTGTAATAGTAAAATTGCTTATCTTTGCTTTGGAAAACATCTATTGGATTAAGTTTAAGCGGTTCAGGAATGAATCCTATTTCTTCTTCTAGTTCTCGTTGAATGCATTCATATGGGGTTTCGCCTTTTTCGATGATACCACCCCAAAAGCCCCATGTGTGTTTAAATCGTTTATCTGAATTTCTTAACTGTAATAAACACCTTCCGGTATCCTTAGCAAGAAATACAACTCCTGCCGCTGTAGTTTCCATTTATAATACTAAACTCCAATATCCTGGGTTATAAATTCCTTCATAACTACTTATCCAAGAATTTTGATGCCATCTGTATTGTTTGGTTGTATTTGTATTGGTTATATAATGGTTATCAGTTATTGTAGAAGCATCAAATACCACAGACCATGTAGTTCCGTTATATTCGATTATATCATTTGCCTGTGCATCTACACCCCAATTCGGATAGCCTGTAATAGATATATCTTCAGTAATTAAATACCTTTGACCTGTTGTTGCCGCGGCAAGTGATCCATCTCCTGGATAGTTTGCCCTAGCATCAATAATTTTATCTACGTTAGTGAGTGTATTTGACGGTAATGTATCAGTATCCAATGTAAACACTAATGTAGAATCGTTGCCTGATAATGAAGCAATAGTTCCAGTAATCATGTTTAATGTTGAATCGGTATCATTTGAAATATTAAGTTTTAGTTTACTCGACGAAGTTAATTCGCCTTGCATTTCTATTAAGTCTGCCCATTTTTTTGTAATGCTGGCATTATCTATAAGTATTGCTGTAGCACCAGCAATTTGAACATAGTAATCATTTGGTGTAACTGTAACTTCTGCCGTATCAGCAATATCTTTAAAGAAATCGTAGTAGCCTTCATTAAAACCTAAATCTTCTATACTATCTACTGAATGTATATCAGTTTGAATTTGTTGTATAATACTTTGACGTTTAACTTTTGCTGGAGGACTTAACCAAATAGGAACAGCAAACACCATAGTTGCGATATCTAGTTGCTCATCTACACCTGCAGGTATGGCCCTACTGGACCATGTAATATCTGTTAATTCTAATTCAAAAATATTAGTCCAATCTAAAGGATTATCATTTTGTGATAGTTGCAATGTTGGGTTAAACAATATAAGTATTTGTTCCATAATTTGCATTTTTGTATCTGTGTTAGTAGTCCAGATATCAACATTTATTGTTAAGTTATAAGGAACAGGCATATACCTTTGTGTAGTATATAAATTACCTTGGACCGTGCCATAGGAATCAGTTTCTTGATTATATTCACGTTCTGCAACTTGCGTAGTATCTACTAAGAAAGGATCAAATGTCCTGTCTCTAGCAATTTGCAAACTGCCAATTGTTACCGTTATAAAAGGTGCACTATTAATAACATTCTCTGAATTGTTACGCAAAATACTAGCAACCATTCTGCTCATATCACCGTAACGTGCAGGAACCCTATTATAGTGTTTGCCTTTTTCAGTATTTTCTTCAACTCTAAAATTAGAGAATACTCTGATTAGTTGAATTAAGTATCGCTTCAACTGTTCGTCATACCAGTAATCTAAATATTTTCCTGCCATTAGTTATCCGTCTTAGGCTTCACAGCCTTACTTAAATTTGTTTTTTCTGGAGCAACTTCACCGTCACTATAAGTTACAAATGTATCATTATTAATAAATGATTCTAATATAGTATTAGCCGCCGCCCAGTTGCCATCGTAATCAGAACCAACGTTTAGCCAACGTGTTCCGTCTTTCTTAAATAATCTACTAGGACTAAAGTCTGTTCTTAAGAAGTAATCACCATTAGTAACACCACTAACTGGAAACGATGAACCACTGCCTACTACACTAACACCATTAGGAACATCACCTTTGTTATATCCTACGCCTGGTTTTCCTGTAGACTCCTCAACGTATAAATGCTCTGATCGTAATTTTATATTACTAGGTATGTCAAGTTCTGCTTGTTCTAGTATCTTGTCGTTGATAATAATCTCATCTTTATACTTACTAATAAGATTTCTAAGATCAGTTTCTTCTTCTCCAGTTCCAAGTATATCTCTGTATTCCTGTGAATCTGTAATAGGACCTACTTTAACTCTCCACAAATGAGACCACCAACGTGGATCATAACCTTCTGCAGGCCTACTAGCATCAGTTACTACAAAATATCTGTTTATAGCATCATCACTACCAAGCAATAAATCGTCTCTAAGATGAGGTATTTCTAATACATCACCTGGCATTAATCTTCTGCCTATTGCTTCTACCATGCTTTCTGTGTGGAAATTAAAGAATAAAGTATCATTGGCTAAGAACATACCAAATTGTGTTAAATCAAACGAATCATTATCGCCTAAATTATATTGTGCTCTTAGTTCAAAAATATCTTTGCTGTATTTTCTATCTCTATTTTCTAAAAATAATAAATCTTGTATAAACACTTCGGAATTATTACCTGCTGTTCCACCTGGTCTAGTAGGATCATTTGTTGCAGGAGTGTCTTGAATTCCTAAGTATTTGTGAACGTGAACACCTGTTCCACCCGCAAAGATGTGTTCTCCGACTATTCTATCAATGAATTCGAAGTCTTTAGTTTTTGTTGGATTCCATAAACTTAATCTAGGCATACTACTATTTATCGGTTTACGATTGTTTCATATGAGACAGTTCCATTTTCATACCGCAACAGTCTATACATGTTAAGCAATGATTTGTTTTTCCTTCTATAGTTAGATTAGCATCAGTAAACTTACCAGATATGCCATCTGGAACAGTTTTTTGAAAGTATCTAGATTCTAGTATGTCGTGTATTGTGTTATTTGTTGATAGCACAATATTCTCGTCTTTTAGCATAGCCTCTAGTTGATCTTCACCATAGTTCAATCTTGATCCTATAAAACAACAAGGATAAACACTACCGTCGCAGTCTAAAAATATTTCGTAATGGTTATTGTGTGGTTGATTAGCAATACAACTAATAGCGGTGTTGCTGTGTTTAAATAATTCATCATAGTTGTAATCATAGAATACTTCTTTTTGATTAACATCTTCTTCGGCCATAGGCATATATTTAGGGTCTTCATACTCTACATCGCCATGTGGCTTAATAGTGTATAACGGATTATACAGTCCTCGCCAGTCTGGATTTCTATCGTATACCGGGATAGTTTTAAGTTTTCCGTTTGGCAGTTTAGCAAAGCCATATGGTTCTTTAAAATTAGTCCAAACACCAAATCTTTTTGAAAGTGCTTTTATTTCGTCCCATTGATGTTCATTGTGCCCAAACTTTAGTGTATCAAACCAACCCCGTCCATAACCACCATTTTGAAAATATGCTTTCATATTTCTATACAAGTTAGTCCATTTAACATTTTTTCTGTATATATGATTTGTATCTTCTAAACCGTCAACAGCAAAAACTACATTGCAGTTTGTATCCTTAAATAGTCCACCTAATCTAGTCCAAAACTTTTTACTCCTAGCACCACCATTAGTTCGCATGTCTATTTTTGTCGCATGATTGCATTTTAAAAGATATTCAAATATATCTAAAAGTTCCAAAGCACTAGCAGGATCTCCTTTATTACCGCAAAAGTTCCAAGTTGCAACTTTAGAACAAAAGTCATCTCCTAAATAATCTGTAAAATGTGCTAGGCCTAATTCACTATCGGTAACAATATCGTTTACAGGCCCGCCTTGATATGACCTCACACATACAGGGCATTGAGCATTGCATCGATCCGTTGCTTCGACATGAACTGCTGTTATATGATGGTTATACATATCACATATACTTATCACTAAATCATTATAGCATAAATTTTTACCGATAAATATCAAAACAGGAGAGTTGGCTGAGTGGTCGAAAGCGGCACCCTGCTAAGGTGTTATACGGGTAACTGTATCGAGGGTTCGAATCCCTCACTCTCCGCCAGGACAAAAAATATGTTTAGATTTATATACAAATATTCAAATACTAATACCCCAAATCAACCTTTGGCTCAAGACCACTATCCACTAGAAGAAATTACACAACTGTTTGAATGGAATGATTGTTATGCTACAAAATACAGAGGTTGCTTAGTTAGTAGGCAATACGAACCTTGCTCTCCTGAAGAAATATGTGTATTCCCAGTAGATTTTCAAAGCACTCCAATCGATACAATATTATATGATATTGAAAAACTATGCGGTGATGCAGAAACTTATTATCCAGATAATAAAAAAGTAATTTTAATATATACAACAACAGAGCCTTTTTTCTTTAGGCAAAACGACGAAGCACTTTTAGGCTTAGTAACAAAGTTTAAAAACTTAACATTTGTATTAAGTGGCTCAGGGCATACACACTTTACGCCTACAGCAGACCAAATACTAAACTTGCCCAATGTAAAGTTTATTACAAAACTTTGGTATTTTGACAGGGTGCATTATAACAAAAATATAAGAAAACTATCTGAATGGCATTTTAGAAATGAGGAAGAAGAAGCACCTGACCATATAGAAGACTATGTTACATGTCCTAATAAATTTTTACTAACCATGAGAAATCCAAGACCACATAGACTTATAATGTCGTCTTTGGTTGAAAATAATAAAACATTAGACGCAACAAGATACAGCAGAAACTGGTCATTAAAAGCATTACACATACAAGGCATGCTACAAGATCAAACAATAGGCTCCGAAGAATCGATCTATCAAACACATTTAATCTTATCTAGCATAGATGTATTGCGAGAGCAAGTAGGAGAAAAAGAATACAGAACTATTATAGATACAGCATTTGGGCACTCACATATTTTAGACATGCCAAATGTCAGTGATAGAGGACTTCCTGCAAAATGGTTATATGATGGCATAAACATTGCAATTATAGCCGGAGGTGAAGGTGAAGGATACGGGTATGCAGATGAAAAACAAATGATACCTATGTATTACAAAAAGCCATTTATAAGTTTCGGTTGCAAAGGCATAAACGAAGAAATGGAAAAGATTGGATTTAATGTTTTTAGAGATTGCTGGGATCTAAGTTGGAGTAATGCAGACACTCTATGGGACAGAGTAAACGGATGCCACGAACTTATGAAACAACTACAGGCTATGTCTGGTGCAGAAATGAATGCAACACTAGAAAAAACAATGCCACACATTAATAGTAATTACTATATTTTATCGCAAGGAACTTTTAGGATTAAAAGCAACGAAAACTTTTTAAGGAGTTTAGAAAATGCCTGCAGTTAGAGGAGCAAGACCAATTAGAAATAGTGAGGTTTTAGATTTTCATGAAAGCCTTTTTAATATAAAACCAGTTACAGTAGAACATTATGCAGATGTATGGAAAGAATGGATGAACTATGGAACATTAAATACCATAACAGGATTAGATAATTTTTATCATGCAGATTATACACAAGGAACAAGTCAAACATTTGATCAGTTTATTTTACGTCATAGTAAAGACAGAGAAATAATTGTGCTAAAAGGAGATTTTCAATACCATGCATGTTTAGGCAAACATGTAGAATTTAAGTATGTAGATTCTCCACATCATTTAGAAGGCGTATTAAAAGGCCCTGGATTACATGCACTACTAATCAGTGCACCTTTTAGTGACTTTGGTTGTATGCATCCAGAGTTTGAGCAATTAATGAAAATATGCAATGTTATGGATATACCTGTATGTTTAGATTTAGCATATTGGGGAATAAGTAAAAACTGTCATTTAAATCTAAATGATTTCCCTGCAATCAAAGAAGTAACTTGCAGTTTAAGTAAGCCATTTTTTACATTAGAAAACCACAGAGTAGGAATACGTTGGACAAAAGAATATTCAGACGATGGAGTGAGTATGTTAAATGAAGTAGAAATGCAAAATAAACATAGCATGGCATTAGGGGTAGAATATATGAGACATTTTGGCCCTGACTATAATTGGAATAAGTATGCACAAGAGTATGGCAACGTATGTCATGACGAAGATCTTGTTTGGAGTGATACTGTTATATTTGCTTTAGGCGATGACATAAGACATAGCGAATTTAATAGAGGCGTTCACGGTAATTATAGAGTATGTATAAGCGAGTGGCTAGGTGATGTCTAAATTAGATTTATTTTCAGTTGGCGAGCAATGGGACTGGGATAGGTATATTGATCTTCAATTAGGATACAATTATTTTGAAAGTATTGCCAAACAATGTTTTCAAAAAGAATACGAAAAGGTCACACATCACAACGATATAAAAAATTTATATCGACATGAACCTAAAAACGATATAGCAATTAGATTTGATAATTGTTTTGCTTCAGTTAATTTAGAAACATTATTAAATTCAAATGTCCTTGCTATCATAGAACAAACAATACAAAACGGTCATGAGGTATTAATTTATGTTCCTACAGAGCCTTTTACAAAACAAGATCTAAGAACATGCAGTAGATATATAAGAAATACTATTAGGAATAAGATACATTACGCAAACTGTAATCCTAACATTTTTAAATATAGTGAGTTTGATATAAATTTACATTTTGTAGATTACTTTTCTGTGTGGTCAGTAACAGGCAATATACATTGGACAAGTCAAGTAAACTACAAAAAACCACAAAAAGATTTTATTGCACTAGCATTAAATGTTGCACCAGGAAAAAAATTAATGCTAGATGCTCTCAAGGCAAATGCAGTATACAGCAATGGTTATATTACAGATGAAACAGGAACTATAGATAATTTAGATACTAGTGCAGGTAGATATATTATAAGAAGTATGAAAGATGAATATGAAAAGCATCCAACCTTTATGAATATTACGCCTTGGACTAGATCAGTATACTTTGAATTAGTAATAGAAGATACAGAATCAAATGTGCCAGTATACTTGTCAGAAAAGATATATAGAGCAATTTATAATAAGATGCCTTTTATAGTTTATGGCAAAAAAGGTATATTAAATATTTTAAAAGATCTAGGATATAAAACTTTCGATATACTATTTGATGAATCTTATGATAAGTTAGGAAATAGAGAAGAGAAAGCACATTTCATTGCCAAAGAAATTGAACGTTTTTGTAATTTTACAGAGGCAGAAAAACACGATTTAATAGATAGTGTTTCAGATATTGTAGAACATAATTATAAAATGTTAACCGATCCGAATAATATAGGGAAGTTATTTACTAATCCTATAAATAGTAGGTAAAAAGAATATCACACAGGAGACACTATGATAGTAAATACCCACAACGATTGGGATCCATTGGAGGAAATAATCGTTGGACATGCTCACCACAGCAGAATAGCAACTGACATTTCAGCAAGAAGTTTCAGTTATGCAAACTTTAAAAAAGAAGACGTAGAAAAATTAGAAGGCCCTTACCCACAATGGGTAATTGATGAAGCCAATGAAGATGCGGATGGACTAGCAGATGCTCTATCCAAGATGGGTGTTAAAGTGCACCGCCCTAAAATTATAGATTGGGAACAAAAGAGTTACGATATCGGCCAAGGCTGGCAGTCAAAAGGCTGGTATAGTTGGTGCCCAAGAGACGTAATATTACCATTAGGTGATATGCTAATTGAAGCTCCCACTCCTGTAAGAGCAAGATATTTTGAAACAAGATTATACGAAGACATTATGTATGAAGCATTTGAAGATGGTGCTTTATGGATGTCAGCACCTAAGCCAAAACTACATGACGATATGTTTACATTTGAAGACATTGAAGACAAAGCAACATTGCTTGATCATGAAATATGTTTTGATGCTCCTAATATTGTTAGAGTAGGAAGAGACTTATTGTATCAAGTAAGTAATTCAGGAAATATGAAAGGCTTTAAATGGTTAAAACGTTTAGTTGAACCTATGGGTTATAAAATGCATTACAGTGAACTTTATAGTTTTGCACATTTTGACAGCACTATTGTTCCACTAAGACCTGGTTTAGTATTGATGAATAGCAGTAGGGTAACGCCTGAAAACTGTCCTGAAATGTTTAAAAAGTGGGATAAGATTTGGTTCGATGATTGCGTAGTGCAAGGCAGTAAACTTGCTGAGCAAGGATACTTTCCACCATGTTCCCCATATATTGGAATGAACTTGTTGAGTGTAGACGAGAATACAGTAGTCTTAGACTCAGCACAAGAGCCTCTAATGCGTGAACTAGACAAGTATGGTATTAATAGTGTGCCTGTGCAATTCCGCCACTCTATGACGCTCTCAGGCGGCATTCATTGTGCTACCTTAGACTTAAGGCGTAAAGGAACTTTAGAGAGTTATTGTGATTAAATACGGAAATATGAAACTCGACATCCCACTTGCTCAATTAGAGAACTTGAGATTCGAAGATTATTTTCAATGCTATCAACAATATGATGCATTAAAAAAATATTACACAGAACATAATAGCAGTATTTGGCAAATGTTTGAAACCTCGCCTGACTGGGTGCATGACTTAGCCAAAAAAATTCCACAAGATTTTGATCATCATGTTGTGAGTGTTATAAACATAGAACCCGGTCAAACAATTCCACATCATGTGGATAAACATTTTAAACTAAAACAAGAACATGGCGAAGGCGAAAGTTATCGTTACTTAATATTTTTAGAAGATTGGAAACGTGGACACTATTACGAAGTTCACGATCAACCATTTACAAAATGGAAAGCAGGAGATTGGGTAAAGTTTGGTAGTGATGATTGGCATATAGCAGGTAATATGGGAGATGAACCTTTTTACTCTGCACAGGTTACGGTGTTAAAAAATGCATAAAGGACATGTAGATTTAAGTCACGTTACAGGCGAAATGCTGTATCGACTAAATTTTTCAGAACATACACATACAGTATACAGTGGCGGCTTTTGGGATAAAATGGGAGTTCCAGTTCCTGACTATCCTTATGATGCTCCATGGGTTTGGCAAGTTTTCGAAGATGATTGCCCACCATGGGTAAAACATTCTAGAACACTTTTTCCATGGTTAAAACATGCAGTAGTTACTGTTAATAAATTAATGCCAGGGCGGTTCATTGCACCACATCAAGACACACTTTATAAATTAAGAAAAAAAGTAGAGGATGATGGTCTTTCTATAGAAGGAATGGAGCCATACAGAGTAAACTTATTTTTACAAGATAGATTAATGGGACATTATTTTGAAATGGAAAACGAAGCATGGATAGATTATGTCAAAGGCGATTATACAATTATTAAACAAAATGAAACACATTTGGTTGCAAACTTGGGATACCAACCAAGATTTACAATGCAAATTACGGGTTTTGCAAAACAAGAGGATATACAATGAAAATATTTATAACAGGAGCAGACGGTTTTATAGGTCAGCACATGGTTGAAAGACTAAAAGACAAACATGAACTAGAATTTTTAACAGAGGATTTAAGAGACCATGCTAAAGTTGCCATGCAAATATCTACATTCGATCCTGAGGTTATTGTTCATTTAGCGGCAAGAACAGAAGTAGAAGATAGTTTTTACGAGCAAATCACATTTAGTGAGATTAACTATGTAGGAACTGTGAACTTAATTGAAATAGCGGCAAAACTTACTAACTTAAAAAACTTTGTTTTTGCATCAACAATGGAAGTGTATGGTTGGCAACCTATCAGTGATCTAATTAGAGATGGAAAAGAGGAAGGCATAATTGCATTTAATGAAAGCACACCGCCAAATCCAAATGCCCCCTACGCCGTTGCAAAATACGGCTGTGAAAAATACTTAGAGTATGCACATAGAAGTTATGGCTTACCGTTTACTGCTATTAGACAAACTAATGCATATGGCAGAAAGGATAACGACTTCTTTGTAACAGAACAAATTATTACACAAATGCTTAAAAATCCTAAAGAGATTAATTTAGGCTATGGTGAACCATATAGAAATTTCATTCATATCGATGACTTACTTGATGCATGGGAAACAGTAATTACAAATCCTGATAAATGCCAAGGAGAGATCTTTTGTATAGGTCCTGACAATGCAATTAAAATTAAAGACTATGTAAAAATGATTGCAGACAAGTTAGGGTGGGATGGACATGTTAATTGGAATACTAAGCCAGCAAGGCCAGGCGAGATCTATTTGCTTAACAGCACCAATCATAAGATTACAACACGCCTAGGGTGGACTCCTAAAGTAGAACTAAGCGAAGGCTTAGATCGAACCATTGCAACTTGGAAGGAAATATTCGAAAAAGAACTACCTTATAATCAGGACCGTAAGTTTTCTAAAGGAAAATAGTTCTTGACAATCTAAGATTACCTGCTATACTAACATTTTTATTGGAGTGCAATCTTATGAGTTTTGAATTTATATTATTATTTTTGCTTTTTGTTTTAGCCAATTCTTACTTCATGTATAAAGCAGGTGAAAGAGAAGGTAAATTTACCGGAATGATTCAAATTACCCGCTTTTACCACGATGAAAATGCTCTTATTGATAAGTCGAATATAAACAGGTTTAATAAATGGCCTGTTGCAATTCAGGTATTATACAATGCACCTGAAGTAGAGAACTTCGAAGATTAGAGTAAAATTAATGGCTAAGAGAAAAATTAAAACAAGATCGATATACGTTACAACTGAACCTAAATGGAAAGAGTTGAAACTAATTACAGACTCAGCAGAACAAGAAATAGCATTTAAGAGTTGCGAATATTTTGTGCGAACAGAAATTAGCAAAGCAAAATACATGCCGGTTGTAAAGAAATGGATCAAAGAACATTCAGGTTGGGCAGAACAAGAAATAAAAATTATTTTATCAAACCCAGACTGGGCGTTCAGCGGGTCTGCAATTTCAATTTATATACATCATAAATTAGGATACATGCCTGAAAAAATTAGATCCCATTACGAAAGAAGAAAAGAAGAATGGTTATCACGTGGTAAGAAAATTATTGCAGAGAAAAAAGAAGCAGTAGCAGAAAAACAATCGAAACCAGTAATTAGTATTCAGGATAGAATGAAAATGCAGGTAGAAGAACTATGCGGCCATTGGGAATATTATATAGATCTTGTAGCAGAAGATAATTTTGATATTAAGAATTTTGACCCTTATAAAGAAATGATAGTATATCGCCCTGAGATTAAAGGACCACATGCAAAAATTATAAAAGAAGATTTTGAACAACAATATCAAGAAGCATTAGAAGTAAAAGCATGGAGCGATCCTGACATAAAAGAAGGCTATGCACACTTTACTGCTAAAATGCGTAAGAACTTCGTAGAACTGTTTGAAAAGATCAACACAGCATGTGATACTGTTATTGCAACAAAAGCCACTACACGACGTGCTCGTAAGCCTAAGGCACGGTCTAAAGATGCTATCGTGAAGAAATTAAAGTATCAAGTCAATTGTAGTGAGTTAGGTATAGCAAGTATACCATCAACAGATGTAGTATATGCTAACGAACTTTGGGTATATAATACTAAGACTAGAAAGATAGGAGTATACCATGCAAGAAACAAAGATCCGCGTAATATGGCTAGACCCGGAGCCGGCTTAATGGTTAAAGGAACAACAATACAGGACTTTGACGAGAAAAGTAGTATGCAAAAAACACTTAGAAAACCTAAAGAACAGATTAGTAATTGGACTGGCTCAGCAAAAACTAAATTTGCAAAAGCATTTGATGAACTTACAACAACAGGTATTAAAATGAACGGCAGAATGAATGACAATACTATTATACTACAGGCATTCTGATAAATAGTAGTATGCCAAAAGATCAAATAGGATATAAAAGTAGAGAACAATTAATCACTGAGACACAATTACGTCTTGCTGATGGCATAGTGGATGTCGAATTAGACAGAGAGCACTATGACGTTGCAATAGATAAAGCACTTGCTAGATACAGACAGTTAAGTGCAGGTAGTGTTGAAGAGAGTATGATTTTTATACAGACTGTTGAAAATCAAACAGAATACCAATTGCCAGATGAAGTAATGGAAGTTAGAAGACTTTATCGCAGAGGCATAGGAACTAACAGTGGTGGTGGAACAAACTTTGATCCATTTGATGTTGCATTTAACAATATGTATATGCTACAAGCAGGACAAATAGGTGGACTTGCAGTATTTGATGCATTTGCACAATACAAAGAAACTATTGGTCGTGTATTTGGTAGTGAATACAACTTTCTATGGAACAGAAACACCAAAAGACTTAAAATACTTAGAAACGTAAGACACGAAGAAGAAGTTGCAGTAGGTGTTTACAATTACATTCCAGAATCTATACTATTACAAGACGTTTACGCAAGTAATTGGTTGTCACAGTATACCCTTTCTTTATCTAAAATGATGCTAGGTGAAGCAAGAAGTAAATATACTTCAGGACTTCCGGGAGCAGGTGGAGCCATACAGTTAAATGGAGATGCACTTAAATCCGAGGCCCAAGTAGAACTAGACAAATTGCAAGAAGCAATTCATAATTATGAAGAAGGTAATCAACCATTAGGATTTGTGATAGGATAAATGAATTTAATCGGCATAGTAGGTTTTATAGGTTCAGGCAAAGACACAGTTGCCAACAAATTTGTAGAAGCAGGCTGTATTCATGATAGTTTCGCAAACCCTTTAAAAGACGTATGTGCATCAACCTTTGGTTGGGATAGAGCATTACTAGAAGGTGATTCAACTGAAAGCAGAGAATTTCGTGAAACACCTGATATGTTCTGGACTCGCAAAACAGGCATACCTAACTTTACACCTAGACTAGCACTTCAATTACTCGGAACTGATGTAATGCGTAATCATTTTCATCAAGATATTTGGATAGATAGTTTAGAATATAGACTAAGACGTAAGGGCGAGTCTAAATGTGTAGTAATAAGTGATGCTAGGTTCAGAAATGAATTAGATCTTATTAAGAACCTAGGCGGAAAGATCATATGGGTGCAACGAGAAGAACTTCCAGAATGGTATGAAACAGCCAAAACAGCACATAGTAATGCAATTTCACGTAAGATTATGGAAACAAAGTATAAAGATGTTCATGAAAGTGAGTGGAATTGGGCAGGATATGACGTAGATTACGTCATTAAAAACGTCGGAACACTAGAAGAACTGTATAAAGATGTGCTTAAAATCCAACAAGATCTCTTTAAATCAGCACTAAAAATAGTATAATATCGCCTAATATCGGGCAATTTCTATAATACACCTAAATATATCTAAAATGATAAATAAGTTGCATACGCGAACGTATTAACTAATATTAGGAGATTTAATATGGCAACATTAGTCAGTCCTGGTGTAAGTATAACAGTATCAGACGAAAGTTTTTACTCGCCAGCAGGTTCCGGAACAGTTCCTTTGATCGTTATTGCAACGGCTCAAGATAAAAAAGGTCCAGATGGAAGCACAACAGCAAGTTATACAACATCAGCAACAGCAAATAAACTATATCAAATCACAAGTCAAAGAGAATTATTACAGGCTTACGGAAATCCAAACTTTAAAACAAGTGGTGGCTCACCAGTCCATGGTGCAGAAACCAATGAATATGGTTTAATGGCCGCATACAGTTTCTTAGGAATTGCCAACAGAGCATACGTCCTAAGAGCAGATGTTGATTTAGCAGAATTAGAGAGTAGTGCAACTGCTCCTTCCTCTAAACCAGCAAACGGTGCCTACTGGTTAGACAGCAGTTCTACCACGTGGGGCATGAAAAAGTATGATGGTAGTGCATGGGTTTCAGAAGCAGGTAATATTAAAATAACTGGCTCTAGTGATTTACAATCAGGAGGCGTTCCAAAAGCGGCCTTCGGAAAAAACAACGAAATATGTGTAAGGTATCTCGACGCAGATGGCACACAAGCAGATAGAGTTTCTTTTTATCAGAAACTATCTAATGTTTGGTATCTAGTTGGTTCATCTTCTTGGACCTCAGCAGGATCTAAAGACTTTCAATTTGCAAGTCATTTAGGTGTTCCTTCACTTAGAAGTGATTCATCAGCATTACAGTCAGGTGATTTATACTTACAAACAACATCAGCAAATAATGGTTCTAGTGTTTCTTTAAAAGAATACAGCACTACAACTTCACAATTTGTAACTGAAGGTGTAGTTCTTAGACAATATTCAAGAACAGCATACGCAGTTTACGGCTCAAATCTAGTAAAAGGTAGTATTTGGGGAGATCATGATGGTGAAAATGGCGAAGCAGAAATTGTTCTAAAAGCACACAATGGTGGCACAACTGTTACTATGGAATCAAGTGCGGCAATTACAGATACTGCTATTGCAAATACTAAAGCAAGTTCTTCGAACGTTGCATTTAACATTTATGCAAACGCATCAGTAACTGCTATTCCAGTTTTCTTAACAAGTGAAACTGCAGGTAATTTAGCAATTGATGACATTGTTGCAGATATTCAAAGTGCATTATCAGGAGCAAATGTTGTTACAACTTATGCAGATCAGATTACTGCAAGTAATAATGCAGGTAAGGTAAAACTAGTAAACTCTAAAGGATATGATATTAGAGTTGCCGCTGGTGCATCAACTTTTGCATTAAGTGATATTAATCTTACAGCATCAACTTCAAGTAATTGGACAGATATTACTTATGACGCAAGTGCAACTGCTCCAGTAGGAGCAACAGCAGACGGCATGTTATGGTATGATGCAGATATAAGCACAACTAACATTGATTTGTTAGAACATAACGGATCTACTTGGGTATCATTAACAAAAGACTTCCAAACAAAAGCAACAGAACCAACTGTCCAAAGCGATGCTGGTTCACTTGTAACTGGAGACATTTGGTTAAACTCAGGAGATACAGAAAATCTTAAACTTTACAGATATAACGCAACTACAAGTAAGTGGGTATTGATCGATATGACTGATCAAAGTTCAGCAGACGGTGTTGTTTTTGCAGACTTTAGACAGTCTTCAACTGCTTCATTAGACGCAGACGCCCCAAGTGCGGCATTATACCCAAGTGGTATGTTAGCATGGAACTTTAGAGCAAGTGGTGGTAATGTTAAGAAATGGCAAACATCATATGATCATGGTGGAGCAACGCCTTTAACAAATGTTTGGGTTAGCGAGTCAGGAACCAAGTCAGACGGTTCACCACACTTACTACGAAAAGCACAAAGGAAAGCAGTTACTAAGGCTTTACAGTCAGCAGTAACTAGCAACCAAGATATCAGAAACGAAACAAATAGATTTAACATTGCGGCAGTTCCAGGTTATCCTGAACTAGCAGATGAACTATTAACTCTAGGTGTGGACAGAAAAAATACTGTATTCAGTATTGCAGATGCTCCATTAAGACTTGCTTCTGATTCTACAAGTGTTAAGGCTTGGATAAACAATACGAATAATGCAGTAGAAAATGGCGAAGATGGTATGTTAAGCAAATCATCTGAAATGGCTGTTTACTACCCACATGGTTTAACAACAAACCTAGATGGCACTAACGTAATGGTTCCAGGATCACATATGGCTTTAAGAACGTTTGCATTTAATGATCAAGTTGCATTCCCCTGGTTTGCTCCAGCAGGTTTCCAAAGAGGTGTAGTAAATAATGCTACTTCAGTTGGTTACTTGAAAGCAAAAGAAGGTGAATTTGAACCAGTAGCATTAAATGAAGGACAAAGAGATGCGTATTACTTGAATAAAGTAAACCCAGTTTCCAACTTCCCAGGAAGAGGAATTTCAATCTTTGGACAGAAAACACTTAATGCAAGTGCAAGTGCTTTAGATAGAGTAAACGTTTCACGTTTAATTATATATCTAAGAGAGCAACTTGACGATGCAGTTAAGCCTTTCTTGTTTGAACAAAACGATGCAACTACAAGAAACAATGCATTTAGTGTTGTGGCAAGATTACTTGACAATCTTGTAAGTCAAAGAGGTCTTTTTGACTACTTAGTAGTGTGTGATTCTACAAATAACACACCTGCAAGAATTGATCGTAACGAGTTACACATTGATGTAGCAGTTCAACCAATCAAGTCAGTAGAGTTTATCTATATACCAATTAGAATCCAAAATACTTTGGGAACTACAGGTAATAGTTAATTTTAAACTAACTTTAAAAGGGGTCTTTTTAGGCCCCTTTTTTTTGAATATTAAAACTAGAGTTAATGTTTTTAGCCTGATTATGATAAATAAATGTATATTATAGCATAGGAGAGCAAATATGGCAACACAAGTAAACCCAACCAAATCAAAGTTTGGTGTTCCTATTGACGGTGGCACGCCTACGGGTATCTTACAGCCTAAATTAAAATTTAGATTTAGAGTGACATTCGATGGCAACTTTGGAGGCGGAAACGATTTATTCTCTCTCACGCAAAATGTTCAGAATGTTACAAGACCAAAATTAACACATGAGGAAGTAATAATTGACTCATATAATTCTAAAGTATATGTGGCAGGAAAACATGTGTGGGATCCAGTAACACTTATTATAAGAGACGACATTACCAATAAAGTAACTAAGAAAGTTGGCGAACAACTTCAAAGACAACTTAACCATTTTGATCAAACATCATATTCAGCAGGCGGAGACTATAAATTCGATTGCTACATTGAGATTTTAGATGGTAAGAGTGCAGGCGCAACAGAAAGTTGGAAACTAGAAGGTGCATTTATTCAGAATGTTGATTACAGCGATACTGATTATACTGCTAACGACCCAGTTACAATTTCAATGACATTACGTTACGATAACGCATTGCATGTTGATGATGACTCAACAGTTGACGGAAGAAAAGAAGGCGGTGATCCGTTCCCAGAGACAGCACCAGCAAGAAATACAAACGCTCCGGCTGATAGTTAATAACTAACAGAAGGTTGTAGATCGTCTAAAAAGGAATCTGAACAGGAGTTTTTACTCCTGTTCTTATCATACAGGACATAAAGCATGAGAAGAAATATTGGAAAAGGCAGTGGTAATTTATACTTTAGTGATGTATACAATGCCAAGCATCTTTCAGTAGGTTACTTTCCACCTAGATTAAAATTTAATGGCTTTGCAGAATTTTATATCAACCCTGATCTAAAAGCAAAGGCTATAGAGATTGGTATACCTAAAATGCGTAATGATCTAGCAGGCTTTACTAGAGAAGCATCGTTACCTAAATTACAATTTAAAACAGAAGTTATGAACCAATACAATATTAAACGTGTTGTTCAAACAGGTGTGGAATTGCAACCAGTTACAATGGAAATGTATGATACAGTTACTAACGATTGGTATGAAATGTTAATGACTTACTATGCATACAGTTATATGAATCCTAGACAAACAGGAAAGAACGGTAGTATTCAAGGACAAAACGCAATACCAACAGGTTCGGATACATGGACTAGAGAATCTACTTTTATGTCAGATAAGTTTCCAAGTAATGCTTCTGGTTTTGATGCAAATGATACACCTCATCTTTTTGATGCAATTAGACTAGTTGTTGTTAATGGACAACAAGGCAGAGAAATTATGCTACATAGGCCTACTATTACATCAATTGCTTTTGGTGACATAGAACATAGTGCAAACGAAGTAAACACTTTTCAAGTAGAGTTTGATTATGAAAACTTTACAGTAGGTAAAGTAATAGAAAAGCCTTTAGATGAGATAGACTTAGCCAAATTTAGTATATACGGAAAAGATAATGGAACATCCGGCATTGCTAAAAATGAAAAGTATGATCCTCTAGATGCAGAAGCACCATACAGACAAAAGACTGGACAGGAAATGCCAGCCGCAGGTTTACTTGATGCTGGCAGAAGAAGCCAACCACAACCACAACCACAAAAAGAAAAGAAAATAAACGATCCTAACCAACAGAGAGATAAACGAGGAAGGGTTATATAATGAGTGCTT